TGGATTTTCCGACAAAACCTGTCGGGCCCACCCACGTATAGGTGTTAGAAGCAATAACATGCTCCATAACGTACCCATACAGCAACACCTGGCCATCGATTGCCCAATTGGACCAGTTTTCAAGGCTGGTCCCAATATTGGAAAACCAATCGATAGCCCAGCTCCAGGGCGACAAGTTCCAGATAGTATCTGGAGTCAGCGACAAGCCAAGTAGTTTCTTGGCAAGAATGACATCCCGTGCTACACCAGCCTTCCCGGTTGAACCCCGGGGAGGAATGTAGTACGAGAAGCCTCCGCTGAACCATTGCTTACGACGAATAGTCGTAACAACATATGACCTTGTTGTCCACCACGGCATTCCGGTCCAGGTCAAAACCTGAACCGGACGGATTCATCCACGGCCGAGTATTCTCTCGAATAACTCGACTTGATGTGGATTCGTGGTCAGGGAACTCATACCGGCGGCGCACCACCTTGCCTGAATCTCTATCATACTGAGCAATAATATCCTCAGCATGAAGGAGAGCCTTCGAAAGTTTACGAAGGTCAGACATAAGTGGCTTCCAACCGAATTCGTAGTTCAAGTGCTCCTCAGCAATAGACTTTCGTCTTTGCTTAGAAGATTGCTTGGTCCACGACTTGAAGGCGTTACCGATAAGATGTGGAATACCATCTTTAACGATCTCGCCAATCATGACGGTTAGATCCGCGGTGGGGTTGGAAGGGGCGCACCGACCAATGGCTTTATTCCCAAGGCTGGCAAGTTCTCCTTCTGAGGAGAAACCAGCAGTGGGGTATTCCATGAAGTTCGGTGCAATAGGCGACCATGGACCCTTGTAAAAGGCTCCAATGGTGTCCCCGAAACGGGGATCGCCTTCCCTGTAGGAATGCTCTAGTTGGATTTCTCCAATGCCAGAGCTCCACTTCTTGTAAGAAGTGAAATTTCCTCCAACATCACCGGCCCAAACACCGCGTTTGCGGTGCTTGAACCCGGGATGATTTTCGGACTCAGTAATCTGAAGTCCGGAAAGGTAGGGCGTAATAGCGAACGTATTATCAGTGGTACCCTCTACTTTAGAGGAATTACCAAAGTAATCCGTCCGCGATGACCACCACTTGGACCTCATCGGTCCAGCGATGGGCATCTCTCTGCTTTTCACAGAGATACTGCGACCTCCTTTCAGCCTGAAGAACTTATGGTTTCTAGAGACAAAATCTCTAGATCCCCGGAAGAACTTTCCGG